TTCGTCACTTCTCACCCCTTGGGTACCAGTAACTTCTCTGTTTCTGGAGTTTGCTTCCCCGTCTATCGTTAACGCTAACGGAAACGTATCCAGGGAAACGCCCTCTTCGGCGTCCCTTTAAGAGTACGGCATCACACGGGAAGGCGCGAGCTAAATCGTCAGACGTGTAACCAAATCGTAATCAAATATCAGGAGACAGAGTCTGACATTTCCGCAGGATTCCGCAGCTTTTGGAGGACGCTTTGCGCGACACCATCAAGCCAGCACTGGTCGACAAGACAGGCACTGAGCTGGAGTTTTCCACGCAGCGGATCGTGAGGCATCCCCTCTTGCTCCCAGTGAGAAAAACCGTCCCCCCGCACGGTTGTTGGAAAAGTTCCGTGAACGTTCACGACACGCCACCACGGGACTCCACCGCCCCAATCGTGCATAATCCGCCCCACGACGCGCGGACCGGTGCCAACCGCACGCGCAACCATCCCATAGGTCGCCGCGCGCCCGGGCGGAATCTCCTCCACGACGCGCAGGACGGCTTCAACCAGTTCCTCTCTCACAACTCCATCATCCTTTCCACAACCCACAAGACCTCGCGCGCATCGACAGGCACGACCGCCAGATCACTCCACTTCACCCGATCAGGCCACGACACCTCGTCCCGCCCGACCCGATCGCCACCATGCCGGCGATCACCACGGGACCGAAGCCGCGACGCTTGCACCTCGCCACACTCCACACCCGGGCAGTTCCCACGGGAGCGGCCACGGCCTCGTCGAGGAGAATCTGCACCTCTTAAGGCTTCCATCTGGGAGGACCCCCGACCGGCCCGACCGGGAGGGGCAAAGCGCCCACCGTCTGACACCTCGCGGAAGGCGTCGCCAACCTGGTACGTGACCCCGGCACAGTCAAGAATCCGCAGGTGCGCCCGCGGCTCATCCCAGCCGCGGGCGCGGCTCGACGTCACGAAGGCGAGCGCGTGATAGTTCACGTCGCGCAGAGCCTGTGCCACAGGCAATCCTTCGGGGGCCACATGCGCGATGTCCCGCAGGGCGCGGAAGGTGTTCCACAGCGGCTTCTTCCCCAGCTCCATCGCCTCGGCGGGCAGCCAGCGCAGGCCGTCCACCTCGCCGGAGCGAGGGCCCAGGCGGGTGAAGCCGCGAACATAGCCGAGGACCTCGCTGGGGAGGATCTCGTCAACCTTGACGACTCGTGTGCGATGCAGCTCGACGACTGCGCGCTCCTTGGTCAGCCACACGCGCATGAGGCGCGGCTTTTGCGCGGCCTTGGGATGCAGCGCCCAGACATCGAGGCGTAGGTCCGCCCAAGTGTTGGGCATGAGTGAACGCCTGGGATCGGCTACGTCGACGGGAGTGTCCAGCAGCTCCTGATAGCTGCGCTTGTCGAGCGTGACTTGACCGAGCTGGCCGTAATGGAAACGCCTCGGAAAGGGCGAGCGCGCCTCGGGGCGCCCCCAGAGGCTTGCGGCCGTCACGAGGCGCTCCTCATCCTCTTGTCCGCGCGGCTGCTCATTCCACTCCCGCCAGCGCGACCCAAACTCGGCGTAGCGCACGCGCATACGCTCTTCGCGCTGCGCGGCTGTCTCGCGCACAGCGCGCGCTCCACGCTTCTTCTGACGAGACTGTCGCACAGCCGTCACGACCGCCAAGATGACAGAGAGCATGACAACCGTGATAACCAGCGCGTAATACCCATGCGTTGCGTTCGCTTCCACCGAGGCTCTCCTTTCCCGGTCAATAAAAAGCCCCGAGTTCGTGAGAACTCGGGGCATCTGCTCCTGCGACTGGATTCGAACCAGTAACCGTCCGGTTATCGGCTTGGTCACAATGTTACCTTTTTGTTTCCTTCGCGCCCGAGCTGGGATGATACCGACGATCTTCCTTCCATCGCCTAGGTTACGGCATTCTTCCGGTGGACACGCTCGCACCGTCGCGAGACAGTGAATCCCCCACCAATACTTACCCCGCAATGGTCGCAACAGGGGGCCTGCTCATCCCCCCTCCCGCGAGCGCGGGGCGCTGCGAGAGAACTAGGACACACAGATGAAACCCCTCTGGGACTGGGACACGGCCGTCGCAGATTGGACTACCGCCATGCAAGCTGCTGGTCGTTCACCCCGGACTATCCGCCTCTACTCCTGCCACCTGCGCAAGGTCATCCGCGAATGCCCCGATGGCCCTGCCTCCGTGACCTCGACTGACCTGCGCTACGTGCTCTCCGCGGGGTCGTGGAAGCCCGAAACGCGCAAGAGCGTGCGTGGTTCTGTCACGGCGTTTTTCCGATGGGCTCACGGAGCGGGCTTCATCCCCGTCGACCCCGCGCATGGGCTGGCGGCCGTGCGCGTGCCCGCCGGCGTCGCCCGGCCCGTCCCTGACGACGTGCTCCACGACGCGCTCGCACGGGCTGATGAGCGCGACCGCACGATGATTCTCCTCGGCGCTTACGCGGGCCTGCGCTGCATGGAGATCGCGCGCGTCCACTCCCGCGACTGGGACGGGCGTGGCCTGTACGTCACCGGCAAGGGCGGCAAGACCCGATATGTCCCAATCGTGCGCATGGACCTGCGCCGCGCCCTGACCGCCTGCCACGGCTACCTGTTCCCAGGGCAAGACGGCGGGCACCTGTCCGCTGGGTACGTCTCGAAGCGACTCGCGCGGGCACTCCCTGCTGGCTGGACCGGGCACACCCTGCGGCACCGCTGCGGAACCGCCATGTATGCAGGTACCCGTGACCTCCTGGCCGTCGGGGCCGTCCTCGGACACGCGAGGCCCGAGACGACCAGACGCTACGTGCGCCTGCCTCCGGATGCACTCATTAGCGCCGTGAAAGCCGCCGCATAAACAAGAAGGCAGCCCCGCTACCCAAATTGAGGGTGCGGGGCTGCCTTCTTGTTCTACGGATGGACGAGGGATGGATATGAGGCCATCAGCCCCGTCGCTCCCTTCGCGAGCGCTTGGCGCGCCTGCGAGTCATTGACGATGATGTGCGCGATCGTCGGCTTGCCTGATGCGTTCAGGCGATTCCAGACGTCCGCACCCGCACTCCATTCCATCCCGATCACATCCCACTGGGACAGGTCCGAGGTCGCGACCTCGGACGGATACAGCATGGCCATGACCTTATAGCCACGGGCCTTTGCGCGCTTCGCTCCGGTCCCCTTCGCGAACACCTTCCACAAGACCCTGCGCTCGGGGTGCCCCCCGAACGTCGTGTCCAAGTAATCGAACAGCTGCTCTTCCGCCGCCAGGTCACCCGGATTGCGTTGATCCTCCGAGGACGTGGTCTTGTGATCGATCGCGAGCATGACGTCGTCCGGCACCTGATCGACGATGTCTGTCAGGCGCATGAAACCGCCCGAAGCCTGTCGGAGCGTGCGCAGCGTCGACCACGGCGTGTTCCAAATCTGGTAATCCGTGCCCGGCACCGTCCGCGACGTCTTCCAGTCGTGAATGGCGATGAACTCCCCCGAGGCGCACCGCCGCACAGACAACTCGAGTGCCTTAAAGCCGGCGCGCAACGAGGCGTTGAGGCCAGCCTGCGTGAACTCGGGATATTCAGTGCCGCCCATCCGATGACTGATATAAAACGGGCGCCGCGACAGGAAGGCCGTCACCACGTCCTCGCCCGCAGGAATCACCGGCGTCGACGGAGCACGCCGCGACAGGCTCACGTCACCACCTGCACGGCGACGCACTCGCACGACACCCGGCCTATCCCCACCTGCACGCCGACGCTCGTAAACGACGAGGTCAGGCATGCGCGATCACCTGCACTCCAATGCCGTTAGAGCCCTGCGGGTTCGGATAGGTAACAACGAGGTCCGCCGGCTGCGAGCCCGTGCGGCGCGCCAACGTCACCGTCTGGTAGTTGAGGCCTTCCTGAGCCGCGAAGGCGAGCTTTTCCCAGCCAGCGGAGACAGTCACCTGCTCCGAGGACTCACCTGCACTCGTGCGCTCGAATGCAAAGCCGAGCACCACGCCCTCGCCCGCGAGCGCGGGAGCCGTGCAGGTCGTTGTCTCGGTCGGTGGGGCCTGGCGCTTCTTGACGTCGCCCGCCTTGACCGTGGAGGCTCCTCGGATCGAGGCGGCTGCCCAGCCAATCTCGGCGACCTGGCTCATCGTCAGAGTGATGGTGGGCGCCCACGGACCAGTGATAACGACGGCGCGCATGGTGCCGACCCAGTACGGCGCAACAAGCTGTTCCCAGCCCTGCGGCACGGTCAGGTTCGCCGGCGTTCCTTGGGCCTTTTCGTTCAGGCCGATCACGATCTTGTCGCCGGCCTTACCATCGACCTTGATCGTCACGGTCTGGCCGACGACCTGCCCGGCTGCGCTGGCGACGAGCGTCGGTCCCGCAGCAGGTGCGGGGCCAGGGGCCGGGCTGGGCGCGGGGGCAGCCCCGGAAACAAGGAAGTAAAGCGCACCGTCAGGCAGGGCCTGCGCTTCGGCTTCGGTGGAGCACACGGTGATGCCGACGCGCTTCAGGGCTTCGGTGAGTTCGGCCTTGGTGGCCAGGCCCGTGAGATCACTCGTGTGGGCCACTCCCGCCACGTCGGACTTGGTGGCCAGGCCCGTGAGTTCGGCCTTGGTGGCCAGGCCCGTCAGATCACTCGTGCGGGCCACTCCCGCCACGTCGGACTTGGTGGCGTATCCAGCGAGGTCGGCTCGGCTCGGGAGTTCAGCGACCTGCTGGCGTGTGGCGTATCCGGCGAGGTCGGCTCGTGTGGCCAGGGTCGCCAGGTCGGCGCGCTTGGCGTATTCGCCGAGGTCGACCTTTCCGCCGGCGGAGGCTCTGGCGAGTTCTTCCTTGGTGGCGAGCGGTTCGATGGCCTTCGCGATCGCTCGGTCTGTGCCTTGCTTCGTGTAGAGCGTGGGCTTTGCCATGGTTAGCCTCCGATTGTGATTGTGTCCCCGTCGTCAGAGACGACGCCGCTGATGGTTGCTGTGTCGCCGTCACCGGAGACGTTCACGTCTGGGGTGCCGGTCTGGGGTGCCGGTGTGGGCGTCGCCTCGCCGGAGAACACGCTGGCGAGCGTGTAGGCCATGCCGGGCTTCAGCGTGACTGTGGCTTCTCGTAGTGTCCGGCCGGGGACGCTGAGGCGCAGGTGGACCTGCGTCGGTTCCGTGAGGTCGAGGGGCAGCATGATCTGTCCGCGCGGGTTCGCTGCCCGAGAGACGGGGCCGACTGCCATCAGGGACGTGGCCTCCCCCATCTTGGTCTTCAGGGTCGCCGTGATGTAGGCGAGGTGCTCAGGTGAGCCGTCGAGGCGCGTGACGTTTCCACTCACGATCGTTCCTCCCATTTATCTACCTTCTCCTGTAGTCTGTCGAGGCGCTCATGCAGTCTGGCGTGGGCGTCGTGCGCGTGTTCGTCAATGGCGCGCTGCGAGAACTCGCGTGCTGTCCGTTCGTCATGGAGCTCGGCGGCCATCTTGGAGCCGCGCTCATCGATTCGTCCGACGCGCGCTTGCACGGAGCTGAGGCTCTCGCTGTGCGCGTTGAGCGTCGCCTCCATTCGGGCGCCCTGATCGAGCAGGCCCGTCACCTGCTTCGACAGAGCGCCGATCTGATCCGAGACAACCCAGACAGTCTCAATCGCCTTGTCGAGGTCATCGCGAACATTCGTGTCGTGATTGTTCTTGATTTCCTTATCCGCGCTCTTCGCAGCATCACGGGCCTCAGACGCGGTCTCCGAGATATGCGCGAGCCGCGCGTCGAACAACCTGCCGACGTACCGCAAGCCCGCGACGACTGCCGCAGCGGCCGCGCCAATGATGGCAACAACCGCCGCGACAATCGCCGTGACGACCTTCGGGTCGGCAATAATGTCAATCACTTGCGCTGTCCGACGTGCCCGTCAGCTCATCGAGCGGCTGCCCGCCCGGAGTTGCAGCCCCCACCCAATCAAGGATGCTCGCTCCATTGATTCGGACTGCGGATAGCATCGTGTACACCGACCAGGCGACGCCCAGGAACACGGACATCTGCGTGACGAGCAGACGCCACGTCGCCGGGTACGATCCGGAGACCCACACGGCCGCAGTCGTGACGAGAGCGACCGCGACGAGGAGCACCACACGGCGGCGGCGCGTCCACCACGGCTTGTCCAGCGCGGCCTGAACCATCGGCCACACAAGGCCGACAATGACCGTCGTGATGAAGGGGTCCGACTGAAGCCCCATCAACAGCTTATCCATCTCATTCCCCCTTCTCCGCGCCCGCGAGCGCCGCGTTGATTGCCGCGTTGGTGACGGCCCCGTAGATTTCGTCATCGTCCACACCGACGGCGCGCTGCAGGTCGCCAACGACGCGATCGTGCGACGCGTCCGATTCATCTCCCCAGATGCCGTCCGGCTCTGCACCGATCACCTGCTGCACGTACTCGACGCCGAACGGGAACTGCCTGCCGCCCCAGCTCGAGGCAGCGACCACGGCGTAAATACGCTTGGTCGTATCGGGACCGATGACGTTGTCAGCGGTCGCGCCGACTGCAGCCTGCAGGGCCGTGATGTCGGTGTAACCGGAGGCGGTGGTCGCGTCTCCGTAGTGCGGGCGGATGACGGCGCAGACGGAGTCCCAGCCTCGTGTGCGGCGCCACACGCCGCCACCGTTGCCCTGCGAGCCCGCAGCGCCGGACGACGTATTGAATTCAATCGTCTGAATCCACGACCCATAATTGGCCTCGACAATGCCGACGTGGTCCGCAATACCATCGTCGTCCCAGTCGAAGCAGACCAGGTCTCCGGGTGCGGCCTGTGTCATCGGTGAGACGAGCTGGCCTTCGCGGGCGGCAGCGGTGATGCCGTAGGGCACGTAGGCAAAGTCCCCTCCTGGCAGGACGGAATTCTTCTCCTCGTCCGTTGCACACCACGACGCGCCCATTGCGCAGAAGGGGACGCCGGAGGTGCCGTAGTATGCGCCATGCTTCTTGGCGTACCAGCGGCCATACTTCGAGCCTTCCTCGGGGTCGTCCCATCGGGTGTAGCCGATTTCGCCGACTGCCCAGCCGAGGACATTCTGTGCGGTCATGCTCATCGAGAGGCCTCCGTCTGCTCGTAGGGGATGTAGATCGGGGTGACGACGTCGGGCGGCGTGTCCGTCGCGGGCGTCATCGAGGCCATGAGCTCTTCGATTGTCAGTTCCATATGTCTCTCCTTAGTTGGGTAGACGAAACCCCCCGGACGGGCTTGTCCGAGGGGCAGGTTCAATTGGTGTCTGTCAGTAGCCGAGGGCCATCCACGCGAAGGAATGGCGTTCCTGTGAGGTCACGCCGGGGAGCATCGGCCTGAAGCCGCTCTTGTCGAGCACGTCCACGCAGAACTGTCGGCCGTTCTTGAAATTCCAGCCAGCCGGCCCCGATCCATACAGCGGCGTAATGGACACCGATACACACTCGTGCGGGAACGGGGTACTGAAGTTCACGCGCGGCATGTAGAGATTTCCGAACGCGACCTCGGCGCTGGACACCGCGACTCGGCCGCCCTTGATGAGGCCGGGCTGGACCGTCGGACTCAGGCCCGCTCCCACGGGCATATCACCGACCGCCGAGAGTTCCATCTGCAGATTCGACTCTGCCGCCCACGCGCGACCATCCCACACCCTCACGGCATTGAGATCGGTCCTCCACACGTAAACAGGCTGCGCCGTCGAGGCCACCAGGCCAGCAGCCGCGAGCGCGGACACGTACTGCGCCGCCGCCGTTTCGGAGGCGCACGCCTTGTAGGAGGGGATGGACAGGGACAGGGCCAGCAGGTCCTGGCGCTGTGCGGGGTCAGTGGGTGAGGGGACGCGGTGTCCCCGCTGGTCGAGGTAGCTCATGATTGTCCTATCGGGAGGTGTAGGTGATGCGGATCGAGAGGCTGTCTCCGGCGGCCTGGACGCCGCCGTATGTTTGTCCGACGAGGGCGAGGCCAGTTCCCGGGGTCAGGAGCTGGGCGGCTAGGCGTGTGATGTCGACAGTCAGAACTGCGGCGCCCACCTGGACGGGGACGCTGATCGTCGCGCCCGCCTGGACGGGGCCGGTGTCCGAGTAGGTGGCCGGTGCGATCTGTGCTGACCATGCGGCTGACGTCGAGTGTGGGCGGAGCGTCAGCGTGGCGGCCGTGACCGTGATACGTCCGAGAGCCTCGGCTTGCCGGCCGTATGTGGCAAGTCCTGTGAGGCGGGGGCCGCCTGTGTTTCGCTGCCAGGCTCCGCCGCCACCGTGCCGGGTCCAAGAGGTTCCGTCCCAGGTCCCCGCCCACTGCGGGATTAGCACAGCTTCGCTCACTGTCCGTGTCGGGGAGGTCAGCTGTTCCCACTTGGGGAGTGGGTTCTCCGGTTTGGGAGCTGGCCCGAGCGCGTGCAGTGCCCGCCCCGTGTCTGGATCGAGTAGCACGTGCGCTGTTTCGACGCCGGTCCAGTTGACGGCCGTCGCTGAAATCTGGATCGGCGGGCCACCGTACAGGCTAACGTTGAGGGCACGGCCGCCCTCGATGAGGCTGACCACGCGCGCGATCGCCGTCGGTGACCTGTCGGAGCCATAACGGGGAGGCAGATCATCGGGCACCGTCGAAATCAGGTCCATCACGGGGCAGCTCATACGCTCACCTCCACATCGGTCTTCTGAGTGCCCCTGTAGGTGAGCGGCACCTCGTATGCCGAGACGGTTCCCCACATCGTCTTCGTGGACGCAGCGTCCACGGGCCGCGTCACAATCTCGACGTGTGCGTCTAGGCGGATGCGTGGGTCCGGGGCGTGCTGCACGGGGACCTTGATCTTCTTCCTGACCGAGTCTGCGAGCATGGCCTCGGCTGTACGCTTAGCCTGCTCGTAGCTCGTGATTAGCGGCGATGAGAAGAACCTTGGCACGGTGCCGTAGGGACCGTCGACGCGCATCGGTCCCGTCAGTTGATCGGCGATCGCCTGGAACGAGGGGGCACCCTCGTCAGAGCTTTGCTGCCCCCGGGCGACCACGCGGTTGTAGACCTTGTCGCGGCTCACCGAGGCCGCCACCCCGACGACCGTGCCGTCCTCCCCATCCGAGAGGAGCAGCGCCGGCCGCGAGGTGGGCGGCGCAGTCGGCGGGGACAGATACATGATTCCGTCCCCGCCCTCGCGCACTGCCGCAGGCCAGGCTTTCGCGATCTCGTAGACCGCATCGATGCGGCTCTCACCCCAGGACATCGACGGGCAGGGCCTATCGCCGAGCGCCGGATCGATGATCACGCCGATACGCGCACCAACCAGGCGGCGCAGCTCCGATGCGAGAGTGCCCGCCGGGTCCGGTGCCATCGGCTCCGTCAGCCTGTCCTCCTCGAGGCGCTGCATCAGGCTCTTGCCCGTCACTCGCACCGTGGACGGTCCCGGCTCCACCGAGGTAATAAGGAACCGGCCTAGCTGAACCGTCCACCAGCCCGCACCGACGAGCGACCCGACCGTCATACTCACATGCAGGACCTGCCCGTAGCAGCCGAGCGGGTGCTCTGGGTCCACGGGGTCCCAGTCTCGCCAGTCCTCCCCCTGCACAGCTCCCACACGGGGCACCGTCAGGGACAGGGTGCCCTGCACCTGCTGACCAGCGTCCCACGACACCGACCCATCTTCGACGGGCACCTCCCCCAGGTACTGCGACCCCAGCCACGACTCCACGGTGACAGACACCGAGTAGCCCGAGGTCAGCAGGTCCTCCGGAATCTGCTCGACGTCGGCCGGCATGCTCATGCGTCCTCCTGCCAGATAGTCCTGTCGAGCTGATCCCACGGCCACCGACGAGCATCCAGGCCACTCCACGTCAGCCGTCGCTTATCGAAGTCGTTCCACGTCGACAACGTCAACGTTGTGTTCGGCTGCGGCAGATCGACGATCGTGCCCTTGAGCTGCCAGATGCGCTCGGCGACGTCGAGACGCGGCGCACGCTCCATCGATACCGATGTCACCGACATGAGCGTCACTGGATCGACATCGCACGTCCCACGCTTGCACTGCACGCAGTGACGCGGGTTGTGGAAAAGCGCCACCGGCGTCTGAGACGCCAGAAGCGTCTTCATGGCCGCCGTGTCCTGCAGGTTCGTGCGAGCCGTGAGAGACACCGTCCCGCGCCCCATCGTGGGTGCATAGACCACCAGGGGTGTCGCACGGCCCGGCACCTCATGCTCCGTCACCCGCGGTTTCAGTTCACGCTGGTCAGTGCCCTGCCACAGGACATTCACATGCTTCGCGCCCGCCGTGTCAGTCATCAGCGACAGGCCACCCCATGAGCGGACCACCGGCTCCGATTCGACCGTGAGGCCCCTCGACGTCGTCAGCCTGTACCTGATAGGCGTGTTGATCGGTGCGAGCGGGTCCCCAATGATGCGCTGCAAGCCCTTGGAGGACCATACTCCCCCGCGAGGAATCCACGTGAAGCCCGTGTCCGTGACGCCCTCGACATAGCAGGCCGCCCCGGCGGGGACGCACGCCGGGGGAATCACGATCTGGACCCTGGGAGCCTGTCCACCCGCCACAATCGCGACAGGCAGCGACGACATATCGACGTCCGCCTCGACCTCCCGCGACGTCGAAACGCCGCGAGCGCCGGTCCACTGGTGCGTGAGCGCCCTCGAGGAATAGCCGATGCGACTCGGTGGGGTGTCTCCGTCGAAGAACTCCCCCGCTGCTGCCTCGAGTGCCTCGCCTGGGGTGGGAGCCGCGACGATGAGAACGTCATCGAGGTACACCCAGCCCGGGAGAGTGCCGCGCTCGGCCGCCGAGGTCGTGCGGGCCTCGAACCGAAGCCGCACGGCCGTCGCCCCAGATGGAGCTGTGAACGCCCAGACGGGGCGAACCCCATCCGCGCTGGCGGCCAACAGCGCCGGAGTCTTCTCCGTGACGCTGCGGCCGCCCACGGTCCACTCCGGGGAGACAGCAGCCGCGAGGCCAGGACTCGTGCGCACAAGCGCCGAGATCGCGACGGTCTGCCCTCCGGCGACAGTGACTGCCGTTGGCGCGGCAGCCGGACCCTGCGTGCCGGGCGGCACGTCGATGGCCAGATACTGCGGAGACTGGCGAGCGTGCCCGCCCCACGAGTCAGTATCCGAGCCGATCCTCACCGTGGCCGGAGCGATCTTCGCCCATTCCCGCAGTAGATACGCGAACGACGGATTGCGGCAAAGATTCTCACGAGCCACTACCTGCTCCTTCCAGCTAGCTGCTTACGACGAACCAGGACGCCGGTGCTGATCGACTCCACATGCGCACGGAACGCCTGCCCGTCATCGAGCACAAGGTTGACCTGCGCGCCATCAAACGACGGCACCGCATTTGCTCCACTCGCCGCGAGCGCACTGACATCTGCCCACTGCCTCGCGGTGAGGATTGCTTCTCTCGTACCCGTCTGGTTGACGGCTGCGGTGACTCCCGAGGGCAACCATCCGCCGCGGTCGTACTTACGAGCTCCGCCGTAGCGGCCGACGGTCGGGGTGCCCCAGATGCCTGTGTGCCTGGCGTTGAGGCCAGGCTTTGGCTCCTCGATCATCTGGCCACCACCGGCGTAGATCGCGATGTGGTGGGCAGGTGCTCCCCAGAACAGCAGGTCGCCGGGAGCAGCCTGCGTCCACGGGATCATGGTGGAGCCGGACTGGTACCCAGCTGCCGTGAGGCGCGGCCACCCCAGACCAAGCTGCTGCGCAGCCCAATACACCAGGCCCGAGCAGTCCAGACCCGGCGGGATCGCCGAGCCACCCCACACGTAAGGGACCTGCATCTGTACGGCTCGCATCGCGGCGCCCACGAGTCCGGCCGACGAGGATTCCTCGGCCTTCTTCTTGAAGAACGATCCGACTCCTGCGAGGAGGGACTCGACGCCGCCTGCGCCGAGCTCGCCGATGACTCCGGGGGCGATGCCCTTCATGAGTCCTCGGACGGGCTCGGTGATGAGCTGCGCAATAGAGCCGAGCGGATCGCGGAAGAACTCTGCGACGCCGAGTGCTGCGTCGGCAAACCATCCGGCGATGCCGCCGCCGGCGAAGTGGGCGATGCCTCCTCCGGAGAATCCGGTGGGGGCCTTGCCGGGGCTGCCGCCGGGGCGGCGCTTCGAGGCGGCGTAGTTCGCGGCAATGATCCTACTCGGGCCGATCTGTCGGACGAGCTCGGGGACGAGGATCGCCTCTCCTGGGGAGAGCATCGCCGGGATCGTGTCATGTCCGGGACTGTAGCCGGGGACGATGCCGCCGCCGGCGTACTCGGCAATCCTGGGAACCGTCGGCAGGGTGAGCGAGAGGCCGATCTTCGAGGCGACCGTTTCCACCATGGATTTCAGGCCGTTGGTGTAGACGGTGTCGATGATGAAATTCACCGGCTTTGCCGCGACGCCCTTCACCTTGTTCCACACGGACTCGATGGCTGAGCGCATGCCGTCGAAGGTGGACGAGACGCCGCTCGACATGGACGAGAACACGCCTGTCACGCTGTCGTAGACCCACTGGACAGCTGCGCTCGCCGTGGACTTGATGGACTCCCAGACGCCCGAGACAGTGGAGGAGATGCCATTCCAGATCGAGGAGACAACGCCAGCGACCGTCGTGAAGACTGTGCTGACGATGTTCCACACGGTGTTGATGTACCAGGTGACGCCCGCGACGATGAGATTCCACGCGGTCGTCACTCCTGTGGAGATCGCCGTCCACACTCCCTCGAGGAATGAGACGATGCCACCGAACACCTCTGTGGCTATTCCGGCGATCCACTGCCAGGTACTAGCGATCTGCTCGAATACTGGCTTGATGACGCTGTCGTAAGCCCAGGTGAAGGCCTGACAGATCGCGTCCCACACGGGCTTAATGACGTTGTCATACGCCCATGTGAAGATTGCTACCCATGCCTGTATGTAGAGCTTGATCGGGGTCAAGACAACGCCAACGATGATCGCGAACGCTGTTTTAAAGACCGTCACGATGCCGTCCCAGACAGCCGTGATTGCGTCCCATGCCGTCTGCAGGGGCTGCACTACGTAGGTCGAGAAGAATCCCGAGACACCGTCCCAGGTGCCCGTCCACCACGAGGAGATCGACTCCATGGCGGATGACCACGCCGAGCTGATCCAATCCACGAAGCTGTAGAACGCCTCCGTGATCGCTGCCCACGCCTTCCGGCCTGTCTCCGTCTGCGTGAAGAAGTAAACGAGGCCCGCGACGAGCGCGGCAATCGCCGTGACGATCGCGCCGATCGGGTTCATGTTCATGACGAAGTTGAACGCGACCTGCGCGGCCTTCGCGAGGTTCGTGGCCTTGACGAACTGCAGCAAGCCCCCGGCCGCCTTCACGGCGTTCACGGCGCCCATGGCGGCGCTCATGCCCTTGAACGCGGCCGTGCCAGCGACGACCGCAGTCACGAGCGGAGCAACGATGTCAGTGTTCTTCCCGACCCAGTCGAACACGCTCTTGAGCGCCTCGGCGGTTCGCTGAATCATCGACGGGCCATCCCCGCCGAACGCGGTGACCATGTCCCACACGCTCTGGGCGAGCGGCGCGAACGCGGATGCTAGGTTCGTCGCTGCGTCCCAGCCGGACTTGAGCATTTCCCAGGCGGCCATGCCAGCATCACGCAGGTTGAACAGGAAGTCAACGAGGCCGCTGTCCTCCTCGAGGCCGAAGATCGGCCCCGAGAAGTTCCCGTTGGCGAGGACATCCCAGATTCCCTGGATCGAGGGCACGCCCACGTCCTTGATCCACGCGAAGCCAGCGCCGAGCGTGTCCGACATCCAGCTCATGAAGTCGGTCAGCTGCGGCTTCGTGAGGTCGATCATGTCCTTGAAGCCGCCGACAATCGTCGCCTGCAAGTTGCCGGCCGCGTTCTCGATGCGCGACACGTCCGACGCTGCTGCGACCGCGACGTCATCAAAACCGAGCTGCAGAAGCGCCTGGTTGAACTCTTGCGCAGAGATTTGGCCTTCCGACATGGCATCGCGGAAATTGCCTGTATAGGCACCCATATCGGAGAGGGCCTGCTGAATCTTGCCGCTCGCGCCCGGAATGGCGTTTGCGACCTGATTCCAGTCCTGGGTCTGTAACTTCCCAGCACCGTTGACCTGGACGAGGGCGAGCCCCAGGCTCTTGTACGTGTCAGCCGTACCGCCCGACACCGCGTTGAGGTTGCCAGCAGCCTCCGCAAGACGGTCGAAGCCGTCCACACTGTTCGCGGCGAGCTGGCTCGTGATGCCCTGGATGTCGGCGAGGTCGTACACGGTACGGTCGGCATACTCCTGAGCGGATGCGCCGAGGCGCTCAATCGTCGAATCATCGACGCCAGCGAACCGCAGCGTGTCCGCAAATTTGTTCGTGGCGTCTGAGGCTGCGATGGCCTCGGACGCGAAGCCCCCGATGCCGACCGCCGCACCCAGGAGAGCAAGGGGGCCGAGCGCCGAGGTCACGAGTCCCCCGAGCGACGTCACGCCCGAGCCAACGAGGCCGAGAGAGGAATCAACCTCGTGGGCTTCACGCTCGACGTTGTCGGCCTCTCGTACCCAGCCCTTCAGCGACGTCGTGAAGCGCTCCCAGTTGGACGGGGCCTTCGAGATACGCTGGTCAAGCGCCTCTGTTGCCGCCTTCGCACTGTCGGACGCTGCCTTCTCCTTGCGCAGAGAGTCCGCGTGGTTAGCGGACGCCTGGTCGGCCTTTTTGTTGGCAGCCGCCGAGGCTTCTCGCGCCGAGGCCAGCGCCGACTCCGCGCGAGCGACAGCCGCCGAGTCAGCGGATGAGCTGGACCGCGCTGATGCGAGCGCACGCTCGGCACGCTCCACCGCAGTTGCTGCGGCCTCTTCCTCGGCGCGCGCCTTCGCGAGCGCCGAGGAAGACTTCTCCACCTTGGCGTGCGCTTCCTGCAGGGCTGCCCCAGCCTGCGCAGCCTCCTGACGAAGGCGCGCCGTTGACTTGCCCAGAGGATCGGCGATCGCGTTAACGAGGTCCTTGCCAGACTCGGAGACCTTCTCCTTGAATTTCTCCGCGTACTTCTTGCCCGCATCACCAGCCACCTGCGGGAGCTGCGTGGCCGTCGCATTCTCGATGCTCTTAAAGAACCCCCGCATCGAGGGGACCACATCGACATAGACAGTGCCTGCCTGATACACGCCAGCCACGCAGACCTCCTACAGGTAGATATTCAGGTTTCTTGCGGACTCCACCCCGGCATGAGAGCCGCGAGCGCCTCGTGGGCGCTGCGGTCTCGGACGCTCGTGCGCGCGTCCTCGAGTGCGATCGCGGTGAGGCTCTCGGGTCGTGGGTAGGTTTCTTTTCCTCCGAAGGCAGAGACCAGCAGGTCGAAGATGTCCTGCAGGACTCTGACCTCGGGGGTTTGTGTTCGGAGCTGTGCCTCGGTGTCGTCGTCGTCCTCAGCCTCAGCGATCGCCATCGCGGTTTCGATTGCGACCTTGGGGTCGTTGAGAATCGCTGCGACGGTTCGGCTTGTTGAGGGCAGCTCGTCGATGAGCGTCAGCAGGAATCGATATCGGCGAGCGCGGAACAGGCTGTATGCGTCCCAGCCCTGCTCCGCGAGGTCCGCAACGATCTGCCTCTCGTACCGCGTCAGGCGGTCGTAGAGGCGCGCCCTTCCCCCAGGGACCCGAGCGATGCCTCATAGTGAGTAGACGCCTGTCGCAGGAGGAGCAGCATCTGACGCAGCGTCAGATGCTTGGTCACGAATGCGGCGTCTTCCTCCGAGAGCCACTTGTTGATAACCTCGGTGGCGCGCTTGCCGCCGCCAAGGTCGAGGAGGAGGTCTTCGCCGGCCTCGGGGCTCAGGCCCAGGGGGTCCGGGAAGGTCACGACGCGATTGCTGAGCCCGAAGGTGAACGGGGTGGCTGCTGCCGCGCCGTCGAGGTCGTTGAGGGCGGCTAGGGTCAGGGTGGGGGTGATCTTGTCTGCCATTGGTGTTCTCCTAGTTGCTATTTGTCAGTTGTCGCGGCGCTGGGTGCTGGCGGGCGGTGCGGGCAGCGTCGGCGTGGCTTCTTCGGCCTCTTCGGGCTTGGCTTCAGCCCATCCCTGTGTGCGCAGAGTGTTCGCGTCGGCTGCGTCGTCGGTGACTCGCGTGAGTACGAGGTCGTTCCCGTCGTCCGTCTTGATCGTCTTCGTGAAGGTCAGCTGTTCCATGCTTGTCCTATCCTGTGGTGTTCTCCTGGGGGTGGTAGCGGGCAGAGGCCGGAGGGAGAACATCCCCGGCCCCCGCCCGCAGTATGTGTCAGACGCTGAAGCCCGTGATGTCACGGTGCTTGAGCATCGCGGAGCCGCCGTAGTAATTACGGCAGGCGGTGCCTGCGGTCTCGTCGGCGAATGCCTTGAATTCGAGGTCGCCAGTAATCGGGTCCGTCGCCTTGAGCCCGATCGTCGGCATTGAGACGAGCTTGGCGCGCGTGAAGCACCAGCCCATCAGCCACTCGTCATCAGCAGGGCCGTCGGCTGCGACGAGCAGCAGACGCTTCTCCGGGATGGAGGGAAGAAGCGGATCGTCGAAAACGACTTCTCCCGTGGTCGCGTTCGCCTTGACCTGCGAGAGGTCAATGCCGTGTGTCAGGCTCAGCATCTCCTTGCGGAACAGCTCGAAGATGTTGAGCTTGATCGTCTTGGTTGCCTTGGTCAGGTCAGAGCGCACAGGCTCTGCGTAGCCCAGACCATCGACGTCGTCGACGGACACATCGGGCGTGATCTCCCCGCCATCGGTCGTGAAGATTCCCAGCGGAGTCCAGTCCGCGGGGAGTTCCTTCATCGCGCCGCTTGCGCCCGTCAGCGCGTCCGGGACAGCGGTCGTGATCGGTGCGACGAACGCCAGAACGTTGAGCGCCTTGCGCACGTTCTTCGCCTTGTTGTGCTTCTTCTTCAGCGCTTCAATGGTCGTCGTGTCGGCCATATCGGTTTCCCTTCCAGATCAGATATTGGTTAGTCGGTGGGACGTTGAGTGACTTCCACGCTGAGGCCCACCACCTCAACGACGCCATATGCGGCGCGCACCCCCAGGCGAGACGGCACAGAAGCCTCATCCACCCACCCAGAAGCCCCCACCACAGGACGAACTGACAGAGCATCCACAACCTCATCCGCGAGCGCCTCCGCGCCGACGATGCCCGGCCCTGTGGGGGTCTTGGCGTACACGTCGACAACGACGGAGGTGATGCGCTCGTACTCGAGGTCCTGGGATTGGGTCGCGTAGACATGCACGAGCGGCATCGGCCATGTGTCCGGGAGGCTGCCCTCCTGGATCACCCGTACTGTCTGCGCTCCTGTTGCTGAGGTGATCGCGTCTCGTAGTACCTGGACGGGGTCCTTGTACTTCATGACCGGCCTCCTCGTCGTGCGCGCTTGGAGCCCGCAAGCTTGCCGAGCGTGTGATGTCCGGGGACGCGGTGCCCGTCTCTGGCGAAGTGCCCGAACTCGACAGGCACGGCGTGTGGGGCATCGTTGACGACGCGGCCGACAGCTCTGCGAGACGATCCGTTTCGGCGTGTCTTCACAGTTGCCGTGACAGCCTCGACCCTGTACGCGTCGGTGAGTACGCGGTCCCTTTTCGGGGCCGCTGCTGCCGCCGCCGCACGCAGCGATTCGGCTTCGCTGACCATTGCTTCACTGATCGACGCGGACTGTAGAAGTGCCTCGATCGAGGCCGAGCTGACCACGAACTTGACTGCCACGTGTCACCTCCGAGAGATCACGACAGCCGTGCCGCGCGGCCACGGCGAGGATGGCTCCTCAACCCTCCACGTCCCACCGAGAGGATGCTCAGCCGGAACACGGATGGCATCCCCGACGCTCAGCGCTATCCCCCTCGGGAGGTAGAGTGTCGCGGTCTCGTCGGCCCGCTCAGAGGCTGCCTGATCGAGCAAGCCCGGCACAGTGAACTGCCCCGGCGCGATCAGGCACCCCCCGATGAGGCGCGGCTTCGATTCCTCGACGAGGTAGCCGTCCCCGTCACGATGGACGGCTCCTTCTACCTGAATCGGGGTCTTCCATTCCTCCATCACGTCAGGCCCCTCCCATCACCCAGACATGCCCGGCGCGGCGCGGGCGGTACGCATCCGCGAGCGCCTGGTCGTCTGGGGAAAGGATGGCTTGTCCGCCCACTGCCCATGTCGCGTACTGGCGGGACTGCGTGAACGGTCCCGTCGTCTCGGTCATTTGGGTTGCCCCTTGAGCGGCGGCGTCGGGAATGAGGAGGATACGTCGCACGCTGTCTGCGAGCTGTAGTCGAACCGCTGCGGGGACCTCGGAGAGGCCCGCCTCGTAGGTGACGACCACGAACTCGTTCGCGGGTGCGCCGACTTGGATAAAGCCGTGCCTGACGTTGTAGGGGATCGCCTGCCCGTCGTCTGTCGTGACAGCCTCGACGGAGACGAGCGGCGCCCGTGTTGGGACGACTCGTCCACCCGCGTCGACCTTCAGGCGGTGCGTGTACTGCACGACGGTGAATGTCTGGCGTGCGCGCGCCTTGAAGGCCTCGGCGAGCTTGTCAGCGATGAACGTTGCCCGCGCCGACTCCGAGTCTGTGAGGGGACGGCCGAGAGCGGCCTCGATGTCCTCGACAGTTACCAGCGGAACAGGCATCGTCCCCCCCTACTTCTTGGACTTCTTCGAAGTCTCCTCAGCAGTGTCGCCTTCGTCGGCCGGCATGTCTTCACTGGAAGGCGAGGCCTCATCGGAGGTGATCTCCTTGAGGATGCCTGCCGTGATCATTGCCGTGGCGACCTCGTCCGCGAGCTCGAACGTGATTCCGTTTTCTCCCTTGACCTGCATCATGCCGCCTTGAAGACCTGGATCGCCTTCGGGCGCAGAACCGCGCCGCCGTAGACGTGCAGACCGCGAACTCGGTCTGCGAAGGTCTGCTCGGCACGCATCGACTCGGTCTTCTCGACCTGGGACACGTAGGCCACGGACGGCTTGTGGAAGGCAACGGCCATCGGCTTCGTGTTATCGAGCCAGGGGCTCGTGACCACGTCGAATCCCAGGAGACGACCGATCGTCGCCTCGCGGAGGCCGTCCGTCATGTTCGATTTATCGAAGCTGGTGAGCTTCGAGCCGTCAGAGAGGAGGAACTCTTCGAACGCGGCGTTGATCAGGAGGACGCGGTCCATGGCGGGGACCTTCTCGGCCGAGAGCTTGCCGCGCAGCTTCAGGATTGCGCCGTATGCGGTCTCCCAGTTCGTCGGGTTCGCGATGCCCGTGACCGCCGTGCCCTTGGAAGTCAGCATCGCGGTCAGGAAGGTCTCCGCGTCTTCGACGAGCGCTGCCGCCGCCGACTTGGTGTACGCGTCGAGCGACTGGTTCGCCTGCGCGGCGTCGATGTCATCGACCAGGAAGTCGAAGCTCTTCTCCTGGTCAATGGTGATCTCGATGCCCGTGGACTCCACGGCATCGGGGACGGTCGTGCGCGGCACCTTAGTGCCGCCGGACGCAGTCACCGCGCCGGTCTTGTAGTCCTTCACCTTCACATCGACGATGCCGGGGATGTGAATCTTCGAGCCCGCGGTGAAGGCCTTCTCGTATTCGCGGTTCGCCATCCCGACGAGCACCGTGTCACGGCGGAAGTTCTCGAGGATGCTGGCCGACCACAGCTCCGGAATGAAATGCGTGAGAGTCATTGTGTGTCCTTTCTTGGCCCGCTTATGCGATGCCCATGATGTTGTTCAGTTGCCCGTCCTGACGGGCCTTGATGATCTCTGCGGGAGACATCTTCTTGAGGTCTTCCCTGGTGAGCTGCCTGGCAGCCCTGATCTCGTCACCACGAACCCCCGCGTCCGTCGCGGGAGCACCCTTGGGCACCTGCGCGCCTCGCCAAGCGAGGAGGCGCTCAGCAGATGCCCTCAGCTCCTCCTCTGACGAGCCAGCCAGCAGGTCCGCGTCCACGCCAGTCGCAGCCGCGACCTTAGCGCGCAGCGCCTCTGCCTCCATCGCCGCAGCTCGCGCCTCAGCCTTCGCTGCCGCTTCCTGCGCCTTCTGCAGCTCGGACTTGCCCTGCTCCTGAGCCTCGTCGTATAAGCGCGCCTTTTCGGCGTTCTCCTTCATCCGAGACTCATTCTTGCGAGAGAGCTCCTTCCACTTCCGCGCCTCGGCCTCCCAGTCAACCTGCTGGGCCGTAGCCTCAGCGGCGGCTGCAGGGGCATCCTGCGCGTCCCCTCCCGTTTCTGCGGACGGGGCGTCGATGAAGCGAAGGTAGGGATGTCGCTTCAGGTGGTTCTTCATGGTGATTCCTCCCATTCCGGGTACACGAAAGCCCCCACACCGTTACGGCTGGGGGCTGGTTGGGTATCAAAAAACCGACCCAGGCATTACGTCCGAGGTCGGCTAGTTTGAGCATTATGTGAAAAGGACACCTGGGCTGCCCGAAGGGGCTGCCGGGATGTCCTCACCGCTAGGATAGCACACTCACGGAATGTGGACAATATTTCCTGCATGATCTATGACAATCACTTGGGTAAGATGACGACCCTGCATACCTTGCCGGACATCCCGGATCGATTTCTTATCGTCGAGTTCGCAACGGCGTAGATCGAGGACCAGGCGTTCAGTCTGTTTCCCCGCTCGCTTCATCTGCGAATCGACGGTGTTCTTGCCTTGCCCCGTGGGCGCTTTGAACTCCCAGACCTGCTGATTCATTTCCGCGTCTGGGTTCTTCGCGCCTTTTTCGCGCGAATCTATGCGGAACAGCACGTCCATTCCCTCTTCCGCCAGGCGCAGCGCCGTGAGCACCTCATGCTCACTGGGCGCATCTCTGACCGAAACAGCCGGGATGAACACCCGCCCGTCCCCATGCCCCGGATACCGGAATTCTCCGGGAATCCCTGTCACGTCCCCACCCTCATACTGAAGCGTCTTATGCCATTTTTCGGCAGGAACGCTCATCAGGCGCTTTAAACGATCGGAGTCATCCGGCGGTTGTGCCGTGGTCTTCTTCGGGGGCTTGGGCGGCTTAGGAGGCTCGGCCTCCCCCGCCTTGGTCTTAGGCTTGGCCTTGGGCTGCGCCCACGACAGCGTCGGCCCATACTCGCCGTGTTCACTGACCGTCAGGAGCTTCCGATAATCCGGAGTGCGCCCACCCCGGTCAGAGACACCGAGGCGGTCCGCCGTGATCTGGTGAACCTGTTCGAGCAAGTCCTCGTCAATCACCTGATTGACCGCCAGGCCCGGAGGAAGAGGTTGCACATCGCAGTCACACCCCGGGTGAATCGGCAGCAGGTCACCACGGTAATAGCGCTGCGTCGACGCGACCACACACAAGGCGCAATTCTCGCGCCCCGTGAGCACACGCCGATAGAACTGCCCCTCCTCCGGGTAGCCCCGCATCGACTGCCGAGACGCATGCACCTTCGCCAACTGCATGTCCCCACCGATCAACTGCGTGAGCCGCAGCCGCCCCTCAGCCGTAGCCTGCGGCAGAGGTTTTCCCGCCGCGAGCGCGGTGTACACGTCGACGGCTGGGCGGCGATAGACGACGCGGGGGTCTACGCCGCGAGCGCTGCGTATCTCGTCCTGGTCGATGGGTGGGAGGACGACCTTCCAGCCGAGCTCGTGGGCGCACTGGGCGAGGTACGCGCGAGTCAGGTCGGCTATGCGGAGCTGGCCTGCGGCAACTCGAGGGGTGATCGCTTCGATCATGTCCTCGACGGCGCTGGTCCTGTAGTGCGGTAGCGAGTCCCAGTAGGCCTGCCCGAAGGCTGTGATCTGCTGTCGGATTGCGTGGACCTGGCTGTCATACGCCTCAGTGAGGCTGTTGAGCGAGTCCAGGTCCGGCATCGTTACTTCTCCTCGAGTGTCGCTGACTGTGTCTCTGGGAGCCTGAGCGCGACGGGGACGGCACCCGTAAATCGGATTCCGTCGAGGCCGACGACCTGTGATGCCGATTCAGGAGCGACGCCGGCGCGGATCGCCGTGCCGAGGGCGTCAAACCTGAGCTTCAGGTCTGCCGGGTCCCCCCCGCACTCGGCGTTGCGGCCTCATCTGTCAGCTGCGGCTGCGGCTTGTCTTGGAGCGCGAACGCCAACGCAAGCTGCTCCTCAGCCCTACGCTGCTTGTCCTGTGCGATCTGCTCGGGGCTGTACCCGAGGATGTTGCGCTGGATGGTTTCGAGCGCCTCTCCCGCGTTACGTGCCTGCACGGCGGCGGCGTACTTCTCCGTGAGGGAGACAGCGTGCGGCGGCACGAACAGGACCTCCACGGTCTCCGTCTCGTCCAGCGTGTATCCCTCGACCGCGAGCGCCTTGACGATGAGGTAGGCGAGCGCGGGCTTGAAACGTTCGATCCTGTCGCCTGCCTTGGAGAGGAGTGCCTTCTGGGGCTGCTCAGCTCCCGCCGCCGACTGGTTCGCGGAGTCCGGGAGCATGATCGAGAGAGGCGTTGCGGTCTCGGCTGCCAGCTCTCTCCAGTCATCCTTGGTCGCGTTCAAGATTTCCGTGATCTGCGTCTGGGACGATTCCCAGATTTCCACCCCCGGGGGCAGCTCCCAGAGGGCTGCGGGTGAGGGTTCGAAGATCGCCTGGTAGTCGATCGCGTTCCCGGACTCGTCCTCGGCTGGTAGGCCGGCCGATCCTTCAGAAGACTTCAGTGCTCGCTGGCGGAACGCTTGCATCGAGATAATGACCAAGCGCTGCAGGGTCTGCCAGTTGATTCGGTCGATCAGGTCGAGCACGTGCTCGAACTCACCCATGCTGTGCCTGTTCTCGAGGACCACGACCGGGGGCGCTCCCTCGAAGGTCTGGACGCCGCCGAGGTCGAGTTGCCAGTCCCCGGACACACGGGAGATCAGTTGCCGCGACTTGTCGTATGCCGAGCGCGTGTAGGACATGCGTAGGCCCGGAGTCCACATCACGAGGTGGTCGAGGCCGGCCGCCTGGTCTCGCCAGACCTTCATAGCCGCGAGCGCACGCCAGGGCTTGACCGGGTCCGATTCGACGTACATGTGTTCGGGGCGCTCGTAGGTGACGCATGCTCGGCCGTCTTCGTCCTGGGTGACCAGGAGGTAGCCGTGGCCGAGGGTGGCCGCGTCCCAGATTGCGTCCGCGAAGACCACTTTGAGGCGGTTGTCGCGCCAGATGCGCGCGGCCGCCTGAGCTGCGGGGCTGTCCTCGCTGGCTCCGACTGTCACCCCGTTGGGGATGAGTCGATCCGCGAGCGCGGACACAACGAGTTTGCCGGGGTTGGTGCGCGCACGCCGCTGGAATTTCAGCCACGCCTTTGCGAGGTTCGGTCCCATCTCCGGCAAGGGGGATGAACCGTTGGTGTATGAGCGCAGGAGGTCCGTTCGCGGACGCTCCTTGTCCATCTTTGCAGTGAGGTAGGCGAGCCATTCCTCGGGCGTTTTCGTCATGAGGTGGGGCCTCCTCCCCCAGTGTGTTAGTAGAGCCGCCTCGGTGCCCGGCGGCTGGTTTGCTTGGCTGCACCCTTGCCGACGGCGTCGAGTCCGGCCGTGTAGGCGAACATGGCGCCCCAGGCGGCGTCAATCTTCGAGTAGTCCTGGTCATCCGCAGGTTTAACGAGGACGTACCCCGATTGCCTGGGCGACTTGCGGGCGTTGAGCAGGTGCGCAGTGATCATCGGGTCACCGTCATACGTGATGCGTTCCTGGTGGATCGCGGACAAGAGCTGCGCGAAGTTCTCGCAGGTCTTGGCAACGTTGCGCTGCGGATACCGGATCGGCTCGGACGCGCTGATCTTGGCGCGCAGGCGGCGCGAGTAGCGTGCCTCCCAGCCCTTCACATCCTGAGCCCAGCCAGCCGACGGGTCCGCGTAGAACCCCACCACATTGAACCGCTCGAAAGCGTCGCGCACGGTCTGCTCGACTTCGAGGCGGGGCGGCTGCCAGCCTTCGCCTGCCGGACCGTCCGGCTGGCTCCAAATCCCAACCTTGAACAGGTGCCGTTGCGTCACCGAGTAGCCGATCAGGACCGTGGCATCGGCTATGCCGATCTTCCGGCCTTCGGAGCCATCGAAGCCGAGCGTGATCGGCTCGGTGGAGCTGATCTGCTTCGTGTGGTCTTCGATGGCTCGCAGCTCGGGCATCGTGAGCCATGCGTCCGACGCCGAGGTGATTTGGTTGAGGAAGTCTGAGCACATCCCTGCGGGGTCGTTATCCGGGTGCCAGAAGCTATCCGCGATACGTTCCAGGTCCACCCATCCGGGTTCGCACTCCGGCTCGTGGATGGCGCAGCCGCGCGGGTCTGCTGCCGAGTCTCCGTAGGCGATGCGCAGGCCGTTGAGGAGCGATTCGCGGTCGGAAATGTCGGTGTCGAGTGGGGCTTCACGGTGGTCGTAGTACAGGCCCCGAGCGGCTTCGGGCTTGACCTTGCCTGCCTGGATCAGCTCGTAGAATCGCGCCGTCGTTTCCGCGACCGAGCGTTCGCCGATCGTGTAGGCGTTGGGGGTCTCGATTGTGAGGCCCCCGAGTTTGTCGGCGTTCGAGCGCAACGTTTTCGCCAACTTCGGGCCGCCGTTCGACGGTAGCCACGTCTCTGTCTGGTCCATGACCGCCATGACGGCTTTCGCCCCCTTGACGGAGGTCGCTGACGACGTGCGCTTTTCGATGCGGCCGCGACGCAGTGCTACGAACGAATCCATGGGGTCGAGGCCGTACTCCGATTCAGCCGGAGAGCCGCGCAGCATTTCCAGGAGCGGGTCCCAGGTGTTTGCCGTTTGATCGTCTGTCGTTGCCGTGACCTGCACGATAGGGGTCCTCCGTGTCGACCACGGCACACCGACCGGCTGGCCATCTGAGTCCCACCCGTCGCACAGCACAGGCCCCATAGCTTCAGCGCAGCAGATCGCTGCGAGAAACGGGCTTTTACCCCAACCACGCGGACGCGACAACACCGCGCGCTGCTTGACTCGACGGCCCGTCTCCGGGTCCAGCTCATACAGCCTCGCGAGGAACTCAATTTGTTCCTGCGTCGGCACGAACGGGATGTGCTCCTCACTGTCCTCGTCACGGTCTGGCATGAGGAGGAACTCCATCATCCAGTCCGCAACATCGTAGCCGAGCGTCGGGAACTCGTCGTCCTCGTCGATCGGTTGCCAGGGCACGCTACACCGCCCTCAGTTTCTTCTGCCGCCTGCGCGCCCGCGCAGAAACAGGCGCCACATCATCAATGGCGCTGTCGGCGTCGTCTTCGAGGTTATCGGCCACCGCGAACTGAATCCTCAACCTGGCGCGGTCCTCGGGCGTGGCCCCGAACTTAGCGACGCGCAGCCTCAGTTCGCCGGCAACTCGATAATCGCCCTTCCAGTACAGGGCGTGCAGGTATGCGGTGTCGAGCAGGAATGACCAGTCTGTTTCTGTGTACTCCGTGCTGAGCGGGGATTCTCCCCACATCTTCCACCAGCGGCGAGTCACCGTCGGCCACGTGAAGCGCTTCTTCCTCGGCTTGCCATTCTCGTCGAGCACGACTTGCTCGATGACCGGCAGCGACGGCTGCTCGACAGGTTGCGCCGTGATGATGCGCAGGACTTGGGGGTCCTTATTCCGGCGAGCTCGCGAGCCCTTCGGCTTCGGCGCGGGGCCACGACCAGCCATAACCACCCCCGCCTATCCGCAGAATACCAACGAATTATCCGTTACAATAGGAGACGTGAGGACATGCGAACGCTGCTCGGCTCCGCTCAGACACTGGGCGCGCGCCGACGCGCGCTTTTGCTCGACCCGATGCCGAGTCGCTCACCACCGCGCCGCACAGACGCATGCCCCACAAGTGCTGCCCGCCGAGCTCATCAACCGCCCCCGATGGGTCAACCACATCGACAAGCGCCCTGTGTGCTCGCGCACCGGGCGTTGGGCTTCAGTTACTGACCCGAGCACGTGGAGCACTCATGCGGCCGCGAGCGCGACTGGCGCTCCCCTGGGGTTCGTCCTCGGGGATGGCATCGGCTGTATCGACCTCGACGGGTGCCTCGATGAGCATGGCATCCCCAACGAGGCCGCTCGCGTTCTTCTCGCGTACTACGAAGGCTCCTACGTTGAGGTCTCGCCGTCTGGGCGCGGGCTGCACATCTGGGGGACGGCCGTCCCTCAGCGTGGCTTCAAGCGCATGTGGCGTGGGCAGCGGATCGAGTTCTATTCGCAGGGGCGATACATCACCGTCACGGAGAATGTGTACCAGGACGGCAGCCTGGCACCCCTCTAAATTCACCTACGCCCTCACCCCGCCGCCCGGCGTTTGCGTTGCTAGTTCAACGCTTGTGGGTAGTTGTAATTTCCCCAGACCCGTACAAACAAAAACCGACAGCTCTTGACGGTGTTCTGATTGGGCGGGGAGGGGGTCCCTGGTGGGGGGTCTAGTCGATGAGGCCGGGATGCTTGCGCTTGCGTGGGGCGTTTCGTGCCCGCTCTGCGGCTAATGCGGCCGCGGCTTCTCGCTGAGTCTTGCGCTTGTGATGCCATGAGCACAACCACTGCAAGTTCGTCGCTCGATGATCGTCACCTGGTGTGATGTGGTCGCACTCGGCACCAGCTGCAGGGCATCGTGTCCCGTCATGCAGGAGTGCTTCGCACCTGCCGCCTGCGCGAGCACGGACGAAGGCGCGGCGCTCATCCCAATCGGCCGGGAGCCTCGATGCGCGATCGCTCGATGACCACGCCATGACGCTTCATCCTCTCGGAGCTCCACTGTGTCGGCGGGTACGCGAAAGCCCCGGGCGGTAACCACCTCGGGGCTTGTTCGACACTTCTGCCGTTGGCACAGATGTTACAACTGCCATGCGGCGCTGTCAATCAACTGTCGCTACGTCCGCGTGTCGTGTCGTGCAGCGGCGGCGCGACGAGGCCGCAGCCGCGATCACGTCCTCGACGGATACCCATACGGAGCCGCCGACCTTGACCGACCGCACCCGGCCCGCCGCCGCCCACACCCGGACCGTTGACGCGGGGAGGCCGGGGACATGTTTCGGCACATCGCACTGTCGTTCCCACTCCTCCCCCGCCACGATCATGCCGACGGCTCCTCGGTCTTTGCTGACATGCGAGCGACCAGGACCGACCAGGCGCGCAGGCGGTCCCAGTCCTGGGAGGACAGGACACGCCCGCAGGAGATACGCGAGCAGGTCACCTGCTCTTGCCCGCCGACGACTCGGACAGGCGTGACCACGAGCGAGTAGGCGTTGCACGACGGGCAGGCAATGTCCTGCACGCGCCGCTCCGGTTCCTCGACTGCCCACCTCGCGCGTGCGCCGGCATCGAGCCTAGCCAGGTCGGCAAGCATCTCGGGCGCCCACGGCGCGGCCGCGACGCGGTCAAGCAGCGGGTCAATCCAGCGGACGAGCTCAGCCAGCGCCCCCGGGGCACGGATGCCGACCGGCTCTGCCTCGACGAGGTAAGCCTCGCCCGTCTCCGCGTCGATCTTGCGACCAGGACTCGACCACCACAGACCGGACGGCCGAGGAGCCTCCACGCCGATATGCTCGCCAGCCTGGATACACCACGAGGCCAGCGCCGCCGCGAGCTCGTCGGCAGCTGCCCTCTGCTGCGGGTACAGCGAGGACGAGCCAGGCGGGCGACCACCGCCAGAGAATGAGACCGCCGAGGGCGCGTCATCCCCGCTCATCAGCTCGCCGACGAGTGCCGGCATCGTGCGCACGACAGCCTGCAGTCTCCCCCAGCAGCGGGCGCACAGGACCCCGACGTAGGCCGGACTCGGGGTGCAGCCCCGGCACGAGTCATCCTGGCAGTCAGGAAGATGCTCACCAGGCGATGCACACCCGGATGAGCACACGCGGTTCAGCATGGCTCCTCCTCGAGGCAGAAACGGCAGGGCACATCGGCCCCATGGATCGGGCACACGGCGTCATCGTCCATCGGGGGACGACCTCGCCACTGGTACCAGGGAGACCCCCACTGCCCACCAACCTGTGGGCTAGGAGCATCCCCAGCTAGACCAGCAGGTGAGGGGTTGGGCATGGACTGAGAACCTTCAGGGGAAGCGCCAAGATTTCTCACCTGACGTTTGCGCCGTGGCCTACGCCTGCGGGATGAGGCAGGCTCACCCTGCCCGGCCCCGCCAGTCTCCCAGCCAGACCCTTCCCTATCTAGTTCCCTGCCCTGCCCCTCCCTTCCCTGACACGCGCGTGCGCGCGTAGACACCCGCTTTGCTGCCGTCGCGGCAAGATTTTCCTGCGCTGCGGCTGCCGCTGCGGCAGGATTTGTTGCCGTCGCGGCTGCCGCTGCGGCTGCCGCAGGTGCCGTCGCAGGTCGGAGAGGGTTTGCGCGGCGCAAGCTGGGGGCGGGTTCAACCTGACCCGAGGCGTTAGCCTCGACGGGATCCTCGCCTCCCTCGCCTGCTGCCTGCCCCCAGTCGAGCACGTGAGCGTCCGGGAGATCAACGTCCGTGCCGGCGGCGGGGCTGCTGGGATTCCAAGGGAGGGAGGATTCGACCTGACCCGAGGGCGTCCCCTCGACGGGATTCGCGTCCCTCCCGGCTTCGACCATGACAGCTCCGCCGCGACGCGGCGTGTCCTCGACCGTGTTCCGCTCAGCGCTCTTTGGAGGTGCTGACCAGTCCGCCTGCCCGGGCATCCACCCAGGGCGGTGAAGCACCATGCCCGCCTCGGCAGGCGTGCGCTGCTGCTTCTGCTTGTTGCAGTCCGTGCATGCGATCACGATGTTTGCCGCGCCAATGTATTTGGTTGGCTCAACGTGGTCGTACTGCCACGTGCTGCGGTCCTTGCGCTGCACCTTCGTCCCGCAGTAGCGACACGGGGCAACCATGTTGCCCCCGCGCTCGACACCGCCGACGCGATCGCGCAGCCACACAGCATCTGTGATCTTCCTGTTTTTCAGCTCGGCGCGCTTTCCCCTCGTGACTCGCACGTCTTCGCCACGGTCGTAACGAAGGTCGAACCAGTCATGGAAGATGAACGAGCCAGGCGGCGGCTGCACGCAGCGTTCGCACGAGTGTCCCGGCGCGTGCCACAGGCCCTCTTCGACGAGCATCCCCGCCAGCTGAGTCGCGACTTCAAGATTGAGTGTGTCCGAGACGAGCGTCTCGACCGCAATCACTCCATCAGTGAGCGCCTGCTGGCAGGCCGTCCCCGCGAGCGCCCACATGCCGAGTGCGGCGAGGCCGCTGAGGTCCCCGGTCATGGCGCGGCGGGCGAGGCGTTGAATCTTCGGGTTGCCCCGGAGCTCGTCTCCAAGTTGGAAGAACATGTGTGTCGCTTTCTAGTCTGAGCACCGGCATTCGCCGGTGACGGGGTTGATTGCGCCGCCGCATGAGTCGCACACGCGGGGCGTCCAGTCGTTGCAGGTCATCTGGTCACCTCCTCTTGGTCGTAGTCTTCAGGGAACAGGCTGCGGGGCCTGTAGTCGGGGTAGTTCCTCGTCATCCACGCTCGCTCCGTGAAGGCGCGGCGTTGCTGCTCGGCCCGGACGTAACAGGGGTGGCACAGCGCCCGGCCCGGGAGTATCGGAGCCTCGCATTTGGGGCAGCGCCGGGGGTTCTCGTCAAGCTCGGTGGGGTTGATTCCCCAGCCTGCGCGAGCGTGAGCGGTGGCCATCAGAACGGGGGTTCCCAGACGGGTTCCTGCTGGTTTTGGCGCGCCCAGGGGTCATCTTGGACGATCTGGCGGGGCGCGGGCTGCTGCGGTGCCTGCGGCGCCTGCTGCGTTGTCTGGGCAGGCTGGGGGGACGCAGGTGGAGGCGGGGGCGGGTATCCTGCCCCGCCGTCGGCGGCCGGGTGTCTGGTGACCTGTGCGCGTGCTCGGCGTAGGGAGGGGCCGACCTCGTCGACCTGCAGCTCAACGACCGTGCGACGCTCGCCCTGCTGCGTTTCGTAGGAGCGTTGCGTGAGGCGTCCGACGACGATAACGCGCATGCCCTTGCGGAGGGACTCGGCGACGTTCTCGGCGACATCGCGCCACACGGAGCAGCGCATGAAGAGGGGGTCTCCGTCGCGCCATTCGCCGGCGTTGCGGTCGTAGGTTCGCGGGGTGGAGGCCACCGTGAAGTCAGCGACGGCGGAGCCGGACTGTGTCCAGCGGAGTGTGGGGTCGGCGGTCAGGTTACCGACGAGGGTGACGACTGTTTCGCCGCTCATTGGTCTTCCTCGTTTTCTTCGTAGGGCATGACGGTGAATCGGATGGAGCACATGGGGATGCCCATGCGCTTGCTGGTGTGGCGGGGGTCGAGGCGCATGTCCGGTCCCTGCAGGTGACGCGCGTCGTCGTCCGGGAGCAGACCCGCATCCACAAGCCCGTCCACGAGTGCCTTCAAGGTGGGCATGTAGTTGTGGAGGTCGCGCCGCCGCCCGTCCGGGAAGCGGACCCATGCGACGAGGCGCGCTCGCATGAAGGTCGGGCAGTGGGCAGCGCGGGCCATCACACGGGCCTGCATGCGCAGTGTCCGAATCCGCGGGGAGAGAGTGCGGCGGTCGGCTCGGCCGTTGAGCGAGAGCATGTCTGCCTGGGGCAGATCGAAGGGTCCGATCTCCCACAGCGGGGCAATGGCAGCGTCATTCATTGCGTTCTTCTCCTGCCTGCGGGTAGAGGCCGTCGATGAGCGCGTCAACGGCGTCACCGATGGTCTTGCGGATGTAAACGCGCTGCTCGTTGGTCGTAGCGCACAGGTCGGCGATCGCGACACCGGCGTCAATCAGGATGGCCGCCGAACTGACTGCATGTGCCTGGACCCGGGCCAGCTCTCGCGCGAGGTATTGGGCGCCATCCGTGTGCCCGGTCGCCTGGTCAGTCATCGCCGAACCTCCTCACTGAGCGCGCGTACATGTCGCGTGCGCACTCGACGAGGCCGCGCCGCGAAAGAGGTGATCCCTGGCCTTCACACAGCCACGCGCTCCTGTCCTTGCCGTCCTCCGGGGCGATGCTCTCCGCGACGAGGACCCAAGACCCCACCACGCAGTCCGGCCCGTGCTTTTCTGCGACCAGGGCAGACACAGCGTCTTCGAGAGCACTGAACACGGTGTTGTCGTTGTTCACGAGTCCTCCCCACCTTCGTAGACTCGCAGCCCCGCTGACAGGCCAGCGCTCCCCACGAGCACAGGCGGAAGCAACGCCTCCTCCAGGTACGGGATCGACGGCCCGTCGTACAGGAGCTCACCCGTCACAGGGGCCTGAAGCAGCACTGATCCAGCGGACCACCCGAGGCACGCATCAGTGCCCCAGATGAACGAGGACCGCCCGTAGCCATCACCGACGCGGACACGCAGAGGAATCTGCCAGGCCGCCGCCGACGCCGCGAACGTGCGGACGACCGCAGGGTCCATCTCCACGGCCGCATCCTGATAGAGGACTCCATGCGCTCCATCCAGCAGGAGACGCGCCGCGTCAACGCGGTCCTCATCCATCGGCTCAGCTGCCGGAGCGACACGCGCCATCTGAGGCCCATACAGGACGCCCGTCTCCTGGACAGTGATGCCCTCCCTCTCATCGAGGAGGAGGCTCACCCGCTCGACGGGAGACCCCGCGAGGAACGTCGCCAACGCCTCAACAGCAGAGCGGCGCAGCCACATCGACTTCACGCCATCCCCATAGCTATCCCCATCCAAAACGGTGAACCGCACCGCGATCGCGCGCTTGCGATCAATCGCGACCGCAAGCACCATCACGCAATCCTGGACGACGGCCAGGCGCATCAGGCCCGCGCCATTGTCCGGGGCATCCTCGGGAATCCGGCGCGCCACGTGCGGCAGGGCCGCTCGCAGCGCCCCCTCCAAGGCCGCCCGAGCCACGACCACCATCGTCGATGCTTCGTCAGTCATCGGAGTGTCTCCTCACGCGGTAGTGTCCATGTGAGAATCTCGGGGGCTGCCTCGACCTTCTCGCAGAATGCTTCCTCACCCTCGCCAAGGGGGTAGCCCCACCTCTCCAGGGATCGCAGGTAGAGATGCACTAAGGCGTCAAAGCGCTCACCGTTGGGGCTGCGCCAGTAATCACGGCCCATGCCGCCCTCGAGGACACCGATGCACCAGGCGAGGCGCGCCTTAGCAGCCTGCGCGGCCGACATCGTGAGCCCGAAACTCAAGTCATCGAAGCCGATCAACGCACGGCCCTTGCCCTGCGATGCGTCGGACACCTGGGAGTGGTTGTAGATAACCGGCATTTCCAGGAGCGCCACGTCCTTCGGCAGCGGCCGCTTGAAAAGCACGTCCTTAATCCAGGCTCGGCGTACTTCGCCTTCCTGAGCCGCCTGACGGTTCGCCTCGATGGTCGCTGCGCGATCGACTTCTTGCGTGGTCCGTGCTCTATCTTCACGGGTGAAGTGCCCGTGTGCCGAGTAGTCCAGGCAGACGAAGCGCGTCTGCGCGCTCGTGTACTCGCCCGAGCCGATCACCGAGACATACGCTGCATTGCCGGGGCAGTTGTCGTGCGGTTCAACCGTGTTGCCGTATTCATCGACCAGATTCCACAGGTACTGGTTGGTCTTCGGGAAACCGTCATAGAAATCGTCAGCTGTAATGACGTGGATACCCTGCTGGCGCAGGTCGAGGACCTCGTCCTCATAGACCTGGCGGCGGCGCGCCTCATCACGGGCGCGCTCGAGAACATGATCGATCTTGCCGGGAGCCTGTCGAATCTCCTCCACGGCCATGCCCGCGATGTCCTCGGGGAGGTCAGCCTCAGCCTCAGCGATCTTCGCGAGATCATCAAGACCAAGATTCGCCGACTCCCCAAGGTCTGCGACCTCCTGCGAGGCGTTAGCGACGCGGCGGGCCAACGTGGCCTCGCTGGCCTTCACGCCGCGCTTGCGCAGCTCGGAGGCCGGGAGACCCATCAGGACCAGCTGATTAATGGCCCGCGCACGGTCAAGAGGCGACGTGTGCTCGTGAGCGTCGTTCTCCGTGAGCTGCAGGCCGATGCGCTCGAGCTCGCCCGCCACGTCGACGATACGCACCGGCACCGTCTCCAAGCCCGCCTCGATGGCCGCGCGGTGGCGGCGGTGCCCGTCGAGAACCACCAAGCCCGTCAGCGTCGGATACACGTCGATGTCCTTCAGAACACCGAGGCCGGCGATCGTCTCCACGAACTCGGGGCTAACGCACAGGTTCGCGCGGATGTTCGAGCCTCCCTGCAGGAGCGTCGGGTCGATCAGCCAACGCTGGCCAGGCTGGACGGCCCCAATCGGGTCCGCCGCGACCTCAGCCGACAACACGCCAGTGCCCGTGGAGGACACAGCCGCGGTTTCTTCACGGCGTGGCTTCAGGCCGACCGCCTGCGCGACATCAGCCAGGTCCGTCAGGTCGTAACGCGCGGGCGCGTTCGGAGTCGCCTCACGCACGACGCTAATCCAGTGAGCCTCACGCAGGCGATCAAGGGCACGGCGCAGCGTCCGCGCAGACAGGCCAGTCAGGCGAGCCAGCTCAGCCTGTGCGACCTCGACATGACCGTCATCAGCGATGAGGCCGAGCATCGTCTCCGCGACGGTGCGGGCTTGCACGTCATCGGCGGCAATCGCGATAGCCTCAGTCATTTGTCTCACCCCTCTGACGGTCTTCCTGCATCTGCAGAAGGTGGCGACGCATCTCGCGGAACTCACGAGTCCTCATATGCCAGTCATGCCACAGGTAGATCACGAGTGATCCGAGCAGCCCGATCACAAGGACCGCTGCCATAGCCACGTCCATATCTGTCATTTCTCTGCCTCTTCCTGCTCGGTGTCTCCTGCGGCAAAAATCGTGGTGCCGCAGTTCGGGCACTCGAATGTTGGTGCCGACGGCGTCGGCGGCGCCCAGTCCGGCTTCTCCACGACGGACGCACGAACCTCGACAATCCGGCGCGCGTGCATCACGGACGGGCTCGGCGGCGACATCAGCAGCAGCCCCTGACGCTCGACCTCCTCGACGAAGGCGGCGTTAGCCAGCCCCAGCAGGTGCGGCATCGGCAAGTTCGCGTCCTCGATAGGGAACTCAACGATCATCTCGACGGACCTCATGCCCGACGCTCCTTCCACGCGACGTAGACCAGGCGCTCGGCGAGCGCCGTCGGGGGTAGGATCGCGGCCGCAGCCGCCAACCACCCCTCGATAACTGAGCCAAGCCACCACGCCAGCACCACCAGGGCCAGCGCCACGAACAGCCTCGCAACATTCATCGCGTTCACCGCTTTCCTCCCTGTGCCTCACGCGCACGCGAGCGCGCCAACGCAATCCGCTTTTGCGCGGCCGTCTGACGCTTGCGCAGCTTCATCACCGCATCGAGGCGCCGTAGCGCTTCTAACACTGGCGCGCTCAACGCCACTGTCTCGGTCGTGTTAACCTGATTCATGACTGATAGTCCTTTCTTGGACTGCCCCGGCCGACCCCAATCGGCCGGGGCGCTTTCTTTTCAACTGGGGACCGTGGGGCCGGGCGGAGACTCGCAACCCACCAACACTCAAACCCGGCCCCACGGAGCTAACCTCGCCGCACCCCGTCCTCGGGACGCGCGAAAATCTTGTACTTCGACACCTGAACGGTGTGGCCTGCCGGGGTATGAGCACTGGCCCCCGGCAGGCCACGGCCTCCCTCAGCGCCGCTGGAATGAGCGGAGGAAGACGCTGAGGAAGACGAACCATCCGCACCACGGATGGCCCCCTCCTCGGTAAGGTGGGTAACACCCGCCAGGCCGCACGAAGCAGTGCAGCCACCACACCTCACCGAGGAGGAAGAATGACAACCATGTCCGCTGGCCCCACCCTTGCTGCCACTCTCGACAACATCAAGCAGCGAATGCAAAGCCAGCAGGACACTCTCGAGATCAGCCTGAGAGAAAGTGACCGTGAGGGATACCGAACACTCGTTTGACCGATCTGGGACTCGTGACTCGCACGCCTGCTGCCCATCTCGAGCGAGATACTCCGCAGCAGCGCCGCCCACCGCAGACTCGCGAATATTCGACGCATGGGTGTTCGCGATGTCGGCCGACGAGACCACGCGGGCAGCCGCGCCGCCCACCGCAGAGCGTTCACTGCGCTCGAAGGAATCGAGGAACATCTCCGCTTCTCGCAGGTCTTCACATGCCTGGATAACAGCCCTCTGAGCATCCTCGTAGGTCTTGCGCGCCTGAGTCTCTCTGTGCTTCACTCTGCGCCACCCCGCTCGCCACGCTCCTCCGGAGCCTGCAGGCATTCGAGTGCGTGTGTATTCAGGCGTCGCAGCTTCGCCAGGACCGCATCCTGAATCTGCAGCATGTCGCTCTGCGTGCGAGCAAGAAGCGCTTCGTCGAACCAGCAACGAATATGCGGCGATCCAAGGATGAGCGCCGTCTGCTGCAGCGCCGCAGCCGCTTCGAGGAGCTTGCTCTCCGCGTATGCCTCATGATCGCCGTCGACGCGCAGGACCTTGCAGGGCTGCACATCCTCACGGATGAGCGGCGCGTCAGTGTTCAACGCCTCGATACGAGTAGTTGTGCAGCCCTCTGCTTCACCGAAGATCATGCTGCGCCACCTCCGACCACGGCCTCCTCCACAGCGGGGTGGACGCAAATGTGTATGCGGGTCCGTACCATGCGAGCAACGCCCGTTTGAGGGCGTTTGAGTTCGCATGAAAGGAGGTGACAGGCATGGCGAAGGGCGGAAAGAGCGGAGGCGGCAAGTCCTCCAAGGGCACTTACCGAAGCGCCGTGACCGGACGTTTCGTCACGGCCACTTACGGCAAGGGCCACCCGAACACGACCATCAAGGAATCCGGCAAGTGATCCGCTAATCGTGTTCTCCCGGTGGGCGGGTGCCCCGGCACACGGGCGCCCGCCCACCAAGCTTTCATTCGTTCTCATTAGGGTTCTCCATGTTCTGACGCATCCATGCGTCCAAATCTGCGATCGAGTAACGGACCAACTGTCCGCGCTTCGCATAACGGGGACCGTCACCGGCCCGGCGCAGCGCGTACAAGGTGGACTCCGACACCTGCAAGTAGTCCGCCGCGCCCTTCGGGGTTACCCACCCCGGGGTCACGCTGCGTCACCGCCGTCAACGGAGCCATGGAAGGCATGGAGGATGACCGTGCCCGTGCGCTCGTCCTGGATCACGTAGTCCTCGGGAGCCTCCGGCGCGGCCGCGAGCGCGGAGCGTCGCTGGGTGGCGTCGCGTTCGTCGGCTGCGATCTGCTCGATGTATGCGCGGTCGAACAGGTACTGGCCGGTCTGGCCGGGCATCTTCTGGATAGGAGCGATGCGGCCCGCGCCGATTCGCTGATGCACAGTCCTCTTGGAGATGCCGAGCATGTCGGCGACCTCAGAGACATTCACAAGCTGATTTGTAGGCATGTGCATAGCATTGCATGGTTTTCAGATATGCACAAGTCGGCATGTGCATAGGTTGCAAATTCTACGCATGTAGGGCGCACCTCAACTTTGCGCGAAACATTGCATGAGCACCCCAGATATGCGAAACTAGGCATATGAGCACTTCAGTCCAAACCCTCGCCAGCACAGGCTTTGTTCCTCAGTGGACCATTGGGGACCGCCTGCGCAAGGCGCGCGAAATGACCGGCCTTACCCAGGTCCAGTTCGCCGAGCGCGTGGGACTCTCGCGCGCCACGGTCAATAACAGCGAGCTCAACAAGAGTCAGCCGCGTAAGTCCGTTGTGCTTCTTTGGGCAATGGAGACCGGCGTCGATCGCGACTGGCTCATGACCGGCGCTGCAAACAATGAAACCCCCGACCCTGATGGGCCGGGGGGAGAGCTCCTGCGGTTGGATTCGAACCAACAACCGTCCGATTAA